GTCTACGACTTTTGTATCGAAGAAATCACAGAATATCAAGAAGCTTGCCAAAACGGAGACATCGTGGAAATTCTGGATGCTATTTGCGATATTGCTTATGTTACCTTGGGGAATGCCACTATGTTACATGGCCTTAAAGATAAGATTTGGCCAGCGTATAAAGAAGTCCAGGCGTCAAATATGTCTAAGTCTTGCAAAACTGAAGAAGAAGCAGCACAAACTGTCACTCAAAGAGCTAAGGAACAAGGTGAAGAATGCCATTTTGAAAAAGTAGGTGATTATTATGTTGTATACAGAACCAGAGATAGAAAAGTAATGAAATCGATTAACTATTTTAGACCAGATTTAAAGCAATTTTTTACAGAAGAGGAGCTAAAGAATGTATAAGAAGGCATTTGCACGAAGAATAGGAGGAAACAAACATTTAATACACCTTTGGACAGACGAAGGTTACGAAAAAGTTGAATGGACAAACTTTGCCTATAAAGAATGCAGTGAAGCAGATGCTGATTACATAGGTTTAAATGGCGAACCACTAAGAAAGACTAGTAAATGGGGTCCTGATGATTCAGGACTCCATTTTCATGATATGAAAGCATATCAAAAATTCTTAATAGAAAAATATGGTACTAATGATGAACCATCTACTACACACAGAGAACTATTTTTTGATATTGAAACTGAAATGGGTGATGCTTTAACACCTGAATATATTCAAAACGCACCTAAAAAAGTTACATCCATAGCTTGGTATGATAAACAAGTAGATGAATGGGGTATATTAATTTTAGACACTAAAAATCAATTAGAACACACTAAAGCTAGAAATAAAGAAATCACACCAGTCAAAACAGAAAGTGATTTACTAGCTAAATTCTTAGAAAAATTTAGAGAAATTGACCCTGACATTATAGTAGGATACAATAGTGATTATTTTGATATTCCTTATTTATATTACAGAATGTGTAATGTATTAGGTGAAGATTGGGCTAGACATTTATCCCCTATTGGTTATGTTAGAGAAACACCTTGGTTTAAAGACCAATACATTCAAATAGCAGGTGTTGAATCTTTAGATTATATGAGATTACATAAGAAATTTAGTTGGAAAGATGAACCATCATGGAAATTAGATGCTATTGGAGAAAAATATGCAGGTATAAATAAGGTTGAATATGAAGGTAATTTAGATTCATTATTTGAAAGTGACATAAATAAATTCATCCAATATAACTTTGTTGATGTTGAAATACTAGTTGAATTAGATAAAAAATTAGAATATTTAGCTTTATCCAAAAACTTATCTCATAAAGGAAAACATAACTACCAAGAAGTATATGCTAATACAAACACCCAAGATGGTGCTATTTCAGCTTATTTATTATCTCAAAATATAATCCCACCTGCTAAAGACAAAGACTTAAAAGCAGAGAAAGGATATGCTGGAGGTTATTTATTTTGTCCTAAAGCAGGAATATACAACTATATGTTTGATGAGGATTTAACTTCACTATACCCTTCTATTATAATGTCACTTAACATAGGTAAAGAAACATTAAAAGCAAGAATCATAGATGCTGATGACCGAAACAGTAGATTAGGATTAAATGATTTAAAGTTAAAGGACCCAAATGCTACTATGATTATTAAAAATAATAAAGGTAAAAGAGCAGAAGTCACAATAGAAAATTTATTAAAATTTATAAATAAAAATCAATTTACTATATCAGCAAATGGTACAATGTTTGCTACAAATAGACAATCAGTACTATCAACTATACTAGCTAAATGGTTTAGTGAAAGAGTATTATACAAAGGTAAAATGAAAAAAGCATATCAAGCTGGAGATAAAGAAGCAGGAGCTAAATATCATTTACTACAATATACAATGAAAATTTTATTAAATAGTTTATATGGTGCAACAGCATTACCTAGTTTTAGATATGGTAATGTTAATTTATCAAAAGCTATAACACTTTCGGGACAAAGAATTATTCAAGAATCAGCTTTAATAGCAAATAAAAAAATGAACGAGGAGATAAAAAATGTTAAGTAAACAATCAATTAGAAAAGAGCATGTTATACTTTTAAATAGAGTAAAAATGTCAAAAGATGAAATAATAGAAATATCTAAAGATTTCAATGAGAATGAAGAAGGACGTTTTAGAAAAATGCTCCAACAAGGAGGGACTATTACTATACAGGGTAAAAAATTTCAAATTTTAAAGGATTTAAAAGACTATGCTAGAAATAGTAAAGGTGAATATGAAGCTCCAGCTAAACCTCATAGAAACGAAGATTGGGAATGAAGCATTTAGAAGACACACCATGGTGGATTTGTGATCCTGAAGATACTAACTACTGTGCTTATGTAGACACAGATAGTAACTATTTTCATGCTGAACCTTTATTAAGACATAGATTTCCTAATTTTGATGAAATGTCTGATAAGGAAAAGGATACTGAATTAGAAAATATAGCTTTAGAATATCAAGATATTATTACAGACCATTACAATAATGTAGCTAAGGATGTTTTTAATATAAATCAATTTGAATGGTTTGATAAACCACATTGGTTAGAAATGAAAACTGAATGTGTAATAAGATCAGCTTATTTTAGAGCAACTAGAAGATATGCTCAATGGATTACTAAACAAGAAGGCGTTGAAAAAGAAACACTTGATATTAAAGGTTTAGAGTTTCAAAAGTCAAATTTCCCACCTTTATTAGGTAAATTTTTTAATGATGTTTTAGTAGACGTTTTAAAAGGTGAAACACAAGATGATATAGATAATAGGGTAAAAGTATTTAAAAAGCAAGTATTAGATGGAACTATACCATTAACCGATTTAGGTAATCCAACATCAGTAAAACAAATAGGTAAACATCAAGGTAAACCAGCCAGAAAGGGAGAAATGTTATCAACATTTAACCATGTAGAAAATAAAGTTGGTAGAAAATTAGGTGCACCCGCAGCAGTAAAAGCAGCTATTAGATATAACGATTTACTTAGATTTTGGAAATTAGATAGTAAACATGAATTAATTACTAATGGTACTAAGGTTAAATGGATTTATTTAAAACCAAACCCATACCATATTGAAGAAATAGCATTCCTAAACTATGATATGCCAGAAAAAATTAATACATTCATTGAACAATACGCTGATAGAAAGAAAGTATTTGAAAGCATTTTACTAAATAAACTAGAAGGGTTTTATGGTGATTTAGAATGGAACCTTAACTTAAACCCTTACATAAACCAATTTTTCGACTTATGATATCAAAATCTTTATTACAATCAATAATAGCTAAATACCATTTAGGTGAAATAGAACAAATTAAATGGGAAATTGAAGATAAACAATTAAACATTAATTTTGTTGCCCCATCAAATATGGTGCTGGGATCAGTTAAATGTAACGATTTTCAAATGGAAGATGCTAACTTAGCAATATACAACACTAAAAAATTAGCTAATTTAATTTCAATTTGTAACGGTGATTTAATGTTAGATTTAGAAAGACAAATGGAGATTATCACTAAACTAAAAATAGCAGATTTAAACTTCAATTTAGAATATGCTTTATCAGATCCACTATTAATTAGAAAAGTAGGCACAGCCAAAGCTGTAGATGGTTGGTATGTTGAATTACAATTAAGTAGTGAAGAGATAGGCAATATTTTAAAAGCCAAAAGTGCTATGTCAGAAGTAGAACAATTTTTAGTTACTACTACAAAAGATTTAGATAATATGGATGTATGTGAACTTGTATTTGGAGACGAAATAGGGCACAACAATAAAATAACATACCAATTAAAGGGTGTTATAAACAAAGAGCATATGAAAATTAAATATAACTCTAATATGTTAAAGACTATATTAAACGCAAATAAAGATATGGATGAAGGTACATTTAAAATATCTAACGCAGGTTTAATGTATTTACATTTCACAGATGGTGTTATAGAAAGCGAATATTATATGGTTCCTACAGAAGATGGTATTATTTCTTAGTTTTCATATATGTATTGATGCAAACTTAGGATGCACAAACAGCTCACCAAAATGGGAGCTTAGTAATTTAATAACAGGGTAGTTTAAACACCCACAAAACTAAATGATATGAGTACATTATTTCACGAGCGAACACCGTTCGACATTTTATTCAAAAACTTCTTTCAAGCCGAAGGAAAATTTCAACCAACAACATTCGAAAACAAACAACCACACCCACTAGATATATTCTATGATGATGACGGTCTCAATTTTGAGATTGCCTGCACAGGTTTAACCAAAAAAGATATACAGTTAAAAATTGATGGAGATCAATTAAACATATCTTATGATAAACCATCAGAAGAAGAATCATATGAGGGTTATATTTATAAAGGTCTAGCAAAAAGGTCTTTTAAATTAGGGTATAAAATAGCAGCTAAATTTGATTTATCAAAAATAGAAGCTAAAATGGAAAATGGATTACTCCATTTATTCATCCCAACATCAGAAGGCAAAAAATCAAAAATAGTAACAATCAAATAAAGAAAACCGCATCCTAGGTTTGCTTATTAAACTATTTTTATTATATTAACCACAAACGTAAAATTAAATTAAGTTATGGAATTAGAAGCATTATTCGATGCCGTTATTGTTAAACCTCAAGAAGAAGAAGAGACTCAATACGGTTCAATTGTAGTACCTGATTTAGGTAAAGACAGAAATGAACATGGAACAGTAGTTGCTGTAGGTCCTGGAAGGCAAGTAGCAGGAATTGGTTTTGTAGAAACAAATATTAAAATTGGAGACAAAGTAATTCTCCCAACAGTTGGTTTTACAAAGTTAGAACATAAAGGAGATGAATATTATATTGGCTCTGAAAATCAAATATTAGCAAGAGTAAAAAATACAACATCAGTAGAGGATGTTTTAGCAGAAACCGAAGTATCAGAGGAAGATTTTGATGCTCTTAAATCAATAAATTAAGATGAGTAAAATTATAGAATTTGGCCCTGAAGCCAGAAAAAAACTAGTAAAAGGAATAGATACAATAGCACTTGCAGTAGTATCTACATTAGGACCAAATGGTAGAAACGTAGTTATTTCAAAACCAGGTCAAAACCCACAATCAACCAAAGATGGTGTAACAGTAGCAAAAAATATTTCATTAGAAGAACCAACTGAAGAGTTAGGTGTTCAAATGCTTAAACAAGCAGCTATTAAAACAGCCGACAATGCTGGAGATGGCACTACTACCTCTACTTTATTAGCTAGAGAAATAGTTAAAGCTGGGTTAAAAAGATTAGATGATGGAGCAAATGCTGTTGATATTAAGAGGGGAATTGATAAAGGAGTAGAACAGGTAGTAAATAATTTAAGGTCTATTACAGAACAAGTAGATAATCAAGAACAACTAGAACAAATAGCTACTATTTCTTCTAACAATGATGAAACTATAGGTAAGTTAATTGCTACTGCAATGGAAAAAGTAGGTAAAGAAGGAGTAGTTCATATTGAAGAATCTAAAACAGGAGAAACTTATTTAGAGACTGTAGAAGGTATGCAATTTGATAGAGGTTATAAATCACCTTATTTTGTTACAGATAATAATACAATGTCTACTACATTGGATGATTGTTATGTTTTAATAGCAGACCATACTTTTACTCAAGTAAAAGAATTATTACCAATACTAGAAAGTGTTTCAAATACAAATAAATCCCTTTTAATCATTGCCAAAGACATAGACAATGAAGCATTAGCTACCCTTATTGTAAATAAGATGAGAGGTTCATTAAAAGTATGTGCAGTTAAAGCTCCTGAATTTGGAGATAGACAAAAACTAGTATTAGATGATATAGCTGTTCTAACTGGAGGTCAAGTATTCAGTAAAGAAAAAGGCATGAAACTAGAAAAATTTAGTTGGGAATGGTTTGGTGAAGCTAGAGTATCTACTATCACTAAAGAAAAAACAACTATTGTAGATGGTAAAGGGTCTGAAGATGCTATTACTGCTAGAGTAGAAGAATTAGCTAAACAAATTGATAAAGCCGATACCCCGTTTGCAATGGAAAAGTTACAAGATAGAATGTCTAAGTTTGTAGGAGGAGTAGCAATTGTTCATGTAGGTGGAAATACTGAAACTGAAATGAATGAGAAAAAGGATAGAGTAGATGATGCCTTACATGCTACAAAAGCAGCAATTGAAGAAGGAATACTACCAGGTGGCGGTTCAGCTTTATTAGGAGCATCTTCAACATTAGAAGATAAAAATGATGGAATTAATAAATTAAATGATTTTGATTTTGGTATTGATATTGTTAGACAAGCCATTCAAAAACCATTTGGTCAAATTTTACAAAATGCAGGTTATACTAAAGATAGAATAGGTGAATTAATGTCTGAAGTAAATCAGTTAGACTGGGTAGGTTATGATATCAAGAAAAATGAAGTTATTAATCTAAAAAATGCTGGTATTATTGATCCTTTTAAAGTTACTAGAAGTGCATTACAAAATGCATCTTCAATAGCAGGAACAATATTATTAACTGAAGCTACTATTGTAGAAAAACCAAACGAAAATAAACAACCCCAAATTGACCCAGCTGCAATGATGGGAATGGGAATGTAAAGTTATGATTATAAAAATAATATTTTTAACATTCTGCTGTTTACTAACAGTAGTTAAAGACGAAATATGAAAACAGAAGTTATAGAAAGAAATGAGGTTATAGCAACAAGAGTACCACCTGGAGACAGGTGGTCTTTAGTTGATGATTCAAAAAAAGTTATTCACAAATCTTTAACAGATGCTTTGGAAGCTTATTTAGGAGTTAGTAACTTCAAGGGCGAATATAGGTTAGCTCCTTTAGATGGTAAGTTATATGCTATTAAAACAACAGAAGAAGAAGTCAAACCTGAACCAATAAAGAAATACAATATTTACGGAGACGAGTATTAAAATTGATGAGTCCTAAATTAACTAAAAAATAACGCTTATGGAAAATTTAGATATAATTATAGGAACCCTGATTGGATCAGGTTTAACTACTTTAGTGGCAGTTTTTGTTACTAGGGTTTCAAATCGATTCAAACAGGTAAATCAAGATTTACATGATGTAAATCAAGAACAAACAACTCAATTAAATGTGATGTACGATAGTACTACAAGAGAAATTGAGAACATACACAGAGAAATGGATTCACAACTTAATAAGTTAGAATCTAGATTAGTAAAATTAATAAATAAATAACCCAATTTGGGACTCTCAATTTTATTTCGTATATTATATTAAAAAGGGTTATGAAAGAACATTCACTTTTAGTTGAAAAATATAGGTCAAAAGACCTAACAGAGTATGTAGGAAATGAACATATTAAAACTCAAATACAAAAATATCTAGACCAAGATGATATTCAAAACTTTATATTCTATGGTCCTGCTGGTACTGGAAAAACGACTCTGGCAAAACTTATTGTCAATAATCTGGAATGTGATTACCTTTATATCAACGCTTCTGATGAACGAGGTATCGAAACTATTAGGGATAAAGTCACAAGTTTCTCAAGCACTATATCGTTTAGAAAGATTAAAGTTGTCATCCTTGATGAGGCGGATTTTCTCACCATCCAAGCACAAGCATCTTTAAGAAATACAATAGAAACGTTTTCAAGATCTACACGTTTCATCCTCACTTGTAATTTCGTAGAAAGAATAATAGATCCGCTTCAATCAAGATGTCAAGTACTAAAAATAGTACCACCAAGTAAAAAAGAGGTAGCAAAACACATAAAAGGGATACTAGACAAGGAAGAAACAAAGTTTGAAATCAAAGCTCTTGCTAACATAGTTAATAAACATCATCCGGATATACGAAAGATGCTAAATACTATTCAGCTATCAACTCAAAATAATGAGCTAGTAGTGGATGAATCAATCTTAGTATCATCAAACTATATCAAACAAATAATCGAGGAATTAAAACTAAAGAAAACCGATTTTAAAAAATTAAGACAGATAATAGCCGATTCTCAAGTACGTGATTTTGAAGAATTATATAGAGCATTATTTGATCATGCCTCCGAATATGCCATTGGTAGAGAAGGAAGTGTAGCAATAGTTTTGAATGAGCATCAATATCATTCTAACTTTCGTATTGACAAGGAAGTCAATATAGCAAGTGCATTAGCAAAAATAATTGAAATTAAAAAACCACAAGTGATATGAATAACCCACAACAACAAAAAATGAATATTGATTTTAAGAATACAACTGCAATCGAGGGATTCGATGGTGGGCATTTATTTGGTCAAGCATTCGTATTAAGAAAAGTATCAAAATTCGTAGCAGGAACAGATGAAGATGCAATGCTTCCAATACCTGTATTTTATGATTTAGATACTAAAAAAATAATAGCGGATTCTTTACCTAAAGAAATTAGAGAGGATTATAAAGATATTACAATATGATATATGTAGGAATTACATTTGCAATAGGATTAGTTTTAATAGGAATCTGGGTATACAAAGGTGAGCAAGAACGAAAAGGACAAGATTAAGAATATATTTTGCTGGTTACAACATATAACGTTGTATAAGACATCCGCTGAAGAATTCACGGATAACGACTGGGAAAAATTTAATTCATATATGGTGCATAGATTTGTTAGTATGCATGTATATTACGTTGAAATCGCAGATTACGCGCAAAGTATGTTACCAAATATGAAAAAACAAATATATAATTTTTATAAAGAAATGTTACCTAAAAAGAAAGTTTGGCTACAATATGTCAAATCAAAAACTGAAACAGTTAATAAAGATTTAGTAGAAGATATAGCAAAATACTATGAAGTTGGAGCAACAGATGCCCTTTCGTATATTGCAGTAATGACTAAAGAAGAAATACCCATTATATTAGGAGAAATGGGTAAAGACGAAAAAGAAATAAAAAAACTCCTCAAAAATAAATAATATGAAAAAATCAATAATCACAGGTATACTGTTTTTAGTAGCTGTTTCATTTTCTGCACAAGAAAAAGGACACAAAAACACTAGACCTATCAAAGATACTAAAGTTGTAGTTAACCCTATTAAACCTACAGTATTTAATAAAGAAGAAAAAACAACTAAAGTTGTTGTAACTCCAGTTAATAGTAACTCTACTAACAGAGCAGCATCATCTTCAGTTAACACTAACAAACCAGAAAAAGTTAAGGGTGAAAGAAAAGAAAAAGTAACTGTTAACAACAGAGCAGCAAGTGCTCCAAAACCAACTGGTCTAAATCCTGAAAAAGTTAAAGAAGTAACTAAGGAAAGAAAACCAAAAGTAAAAAAAGAGAAGTAAATGAACGAGGGTAGGCTTGAAGAACTTTTATACAGTGCAGAAGAGCATGGTAAAAGACAACAAATGTTTAAAGAAATTTACTATTTAAAAAATGCCTACCCTTCTCTTAAACGAGAAGATTTATATGAACAGGCATATCAAAACGTAATGAAGACATGAAAAAAAGTAAAGTTATAGAAGCATTAACTGCACAAGCAAATGCAGATAAAGCAAAAGCCATAATGGCATTAGATTTATTAGAAAACCAAGCAGTAGGAATTGGTGATCACACAGTAAATGATTTTATGAAAGATGCTACAGAAGCACTAACATTATTAACTGATGCAGATGATAGATTAGAAACATTAAATAAATATTGGGGCGAACACCCACTACCTTTTTAATTATGGAAGCAGAAAAGATAAAAGAAATTATCGAAGATGAGATAAATCAAACAATTACTATTTTTGAAGAAGAATACCCTGAATTATCTAAAGAATTTAAAGATATTCAAGATGAAATGTATGCAATGTTTGCAGCGAAGCATATGGATTATGGTTTACAAAACATTTCATTAGGAGGAGATTTAACCAATGAAAATGATAAGAAGTTTTCACTAACAGGTTTAGCAATTAGATTAACAGACAAGATATCTAGATTAAGAAATTTACTTACTAATGGTAGAAGTTTTGTTAAAGGTGAAGGAATGGAAGACACGTTTATAGATGTAGCTAATTATGGTATAATTGGTATGTTAGTAGGACGTGATAAGTGGAAAAAATAAATGGCTAAGATACCTGCAATAGTAAAGGAAATCCAAAAAACTCCTAAAAGGGAGATGAACTATGGTTATCAAAAAAACATTTCATATTCACAATATACAATGTGGAAGAAATGTCCTAAACAATGGGCACTACAATATAGAGATGGCCATAAAATGTATAAACCAAGTATCCACACAGTATTTGGGAAAGCATTACATGAAGCATTTCAACATTACATTCAAACGATGTATGAAACAAGTGCAGCAGCAGCTGATAGAGAAGATATCAATGAAATGCTTAAAGACCAACTTAGGGCCCATTATCAAGATGAATATAAAAAGAATAAAAACCAACATTTTTCCAGTGCAGGTGAATTAAGTGAATTCTATCAAGATGGAGTTGAAATACTAAATTACTTAAAAAAACACAGGGGTAAATATTTCTCAAAACGAGGTTGGCATTTAGTAGGGATAGAAACACCTATATTAATGCCTCCTATGAAATATAATCCTAATGTTTTATTCATGGGTTATCTAGATATTGTAATGTATAATGAAAAACTAGATAAATTTAAAATAATAGATATTAAAACATCTACCAATGGTTGGAAATTAAAATATGTCAAAGACGATGAAGATAAACAATTCCAACTTATACTATATAAAAAATATTTTGCAGAGCAATTTGGAGTCCCAATAGAAAATATTGATATTGAGTTCTTCATTACCAGAAGGAAAGTATACGAAGAAGGAGATTTCCCACAGAAACGATTTCAAATGTATTCTCCACCTTCAGGTAAGATAAAAACAAGTAGGGCAACTAAAGCAATAGAAGAATTTATGAGCGAATGCTTTATAGAAAATAAACATACAACAAAGACAATGTATCCTAACCCATCAAAATGGAATTGCACATTTTGTCCCTACAAAGAAGATAAACAGTTATGCGGGTTAGGTGCATCTTTCTAAAGTTGTATATATGTATTGTATGAAAAAGTTATATTAAATTAAAGATTATGAGTAATAAAAAAGACAAAACACTAACCAGTGTTAAAATCCAAAGTGATTTATTTCAAGATTTTAAAATAGAGTGCGTAAAACGTAAATTTTCCTTCCAGAAACTTGCCGACCGCGCCATTTATTTGTATCTTACAGA